CGTGGTACTTCTGGTAATGCTGCTCTCTACTATGATGAGTCTGTTAAGTTCTTTACACTCTCTGAAACTAGAGATCCTGATTCTAATATTGCTATTAGCCCTACTGGAGCTGCTAACTTAGCTGTAGGACAATTTACTGCTACCTCAGTTAAATATAATGGTGCAGATTTAAATACTGCAATTACGGATAACCGTTCGGGTGCTGTATCTACTGTTTATAAAGACAATTTAACTGCATCTAGAGCTTTAGTATCTGATGGTTCTGGTAAGATTGCAATTTCTGCAGTAACTGCTACCGAAGTTGGTTATTTAGATGGCGTTTCTTCAGCTATACAGACTCAGTTAGATACCAAAGGTACTACCACTGAAGACGCAGCTATTGAAGCTAGACGTGTAGCTAACATTGCAGGTGCTGTATCTTCAATTACTACAGGTAATTTATCAGCAAGTAAAGCACTGGTTAGTGATAGTTCAGGTAAAGTAGATACTTTAGTAGTAACTGCTACCGAAGTTGGTTATTTAGACGGTGTAACCAGCGCAATTCAAACCCAAATAGACTCTAAACAAGCTACTATAACAGGTGCGGCTACAACTATTGATGACGCTGACTTAACTGCTAGCCGTGCAGTTGTTAGTGACGGTTCAGGTAAAGTAGCAGTATCTGATGTAACTTCTACAGAAATTGGCTATTTAGACGGTGTCAGCTCTGCTATCCAAACACAGATTAATACTACTAATACTAATCTAGCTGATAATTCTAGTCGTGTAGCAGCTACTGTAACGGAAACTACTGCTGTAGAAGCTAGAAGAGTAGCTAATATTGCTGGGGCTGTATCTAGCATAACAACTGGTAATTTAACAGCCTCTAGAGCTGTAGTATCAGACGGTTCAGGTAAGATTGCTATTTCTGCAGTAACTAGTACCGAAGTTGGTTATTTAGATGGCGTTTCTTCAGCTATACAGACTCAATTAGATACAAAAGGTACTACTGCAGAGGCTACAGCTATTGAGGCAAGACGAGTTGCTAACATTGCTGGAGCCGTATCTACTATAACAACTGGTAATCTTACAGCTAGTAAGGCGCTAGTTAGTGATGGCTCAGGTAAAGTTGCTGCTTCTGCCGTAACTGCTACAGAGTTAGGATACGTAGATGGGGTTACCAGCGCTATCCAAACTCAGATTGACTCTAAGCAGGCTACTATAACAGGCGCAGCTACTACTATTGATGATGCAGACCTTACAGCTTCAAGAGCTGTTGTATCAGATGGATCTGGCAAAGTAGCGGTATCTGATGTAACTTCTACAGAAATTGGTTATCTAGATGGCGTTTCCTCAGCAATTCAAACTCAGATTAATACTACCAATACTAATGTAGCCGATAACTCTAGTCGTATAGCAGCTACTGTAACCGAAACTACTGCTGTAGAAGCTAGAAGAGTTGCTAACATTGCTGGAGCTGTATCTACTATTACTACAGGTAACCTAACAGCTTCTAGAGCAGTAGTCTCTGATGGTAGTGGTAAAGTTTCTGCTTCAGCAGTCACTGCTACTGAGTTAGGCTATGTAGATGGTGTAACTTCAGCTATACAAACACAAATAGATTCTAAACAAGCTACAATTACTGGAGCTGCAACTACTATTGACGATGCAGATCTAACTGCAAGTAGAGCTTTAGTATCCGATGGTTCAGGCAAGGTAGCTGCATCGGCAGTGACTGCTACTGAACTTGGGTATGTAGACGGTGTAACTAGTGCTATACAAACTCAGTTAGATGCAAAAGCAGCATTAGCTGGAGCTACATTTACTGGTGGTGTAACTATAAGCACCGGAAATTTCCTTGTAGGGACTACCGACACAACACTATACAATAACACTACAGGCGGCGGCACAAAACTTGGTGGTGATGATCGATTAGATGTAGCACGCCAAGCTGATACTGTTGCTACGTTTAACAGAACTGGAAGCAGTGACGGGGAAATAATACGAGTAGTTTCATCTGGAACTACTATTGGAGCGATTGGGACTGTATCGGGTGATATAGCACTTACCTCTATCGCAAACCCGATACGCTTTACTATTAATAATTCGGAAAAAATTAGATTTGCCGCGGCGGGTGAATTAGGTATAGGCGGCGCAAACTACGGCACAAGCGGTCAGATTCTAACCTCTGGTGGCTCTGGTGCTGCGCCTAGTTGGGCTGATCCAGCTGGTGGCGGGGCTATGGGCTTTACTACTAATACTACAATTGCTGATCCTCCTGGTACAGTAAGTACTGACTTAGGTGATTTAACTTCTGGATCTGATGCTTTTGGTATTAGAAATTCTCCTGCCTATGACTTAATGGAACCTCATGGTAGAACAGTATCTCTAGATTTAGGAGCCTTATAAATGGGCAGTAAGGAAAGGTTATCATGAGTACAAAAGTTCATTCATACTTAGGCGGTCTAAATCAGGACGTCACAAATAAATTTGAGATGACATCTAATGCTACTGTTACTGTAGGTAATGGTACTACTACAGGTAACATACATGCAGGTGGTAATATAGCTATTGGTAATATTAGTCCAAGAGCTAATGGATTAGCAGTAGCTACAAATGTTACTGTTGCTGGAGACCTTAATGTAGATGGTTTGATAGATATAGGTGTAGCAAATATTACTAATGATCTGTCTTTAAATGGCGGAGATGGAGCCTTACGATTCCCTGTAGCAAGTTCTATTAAAGTATTAGATAATAGTGCAACATCTTTAGTAATTGAAGAAGCTGATACTGCTTATGTGACTATTGTTACTACTGATGGTTCAGAAGCTATTAAATTTGATAAAGCATTAGATATTAATGCTTCTGCTAATATTGATGCTACGGTAACTGTAGGTGTAAATGATCAAGGCTATGACGTAAAGATTGAAGGCGATACTGCAGGTGCCCATTTACTATGGGATTCTTCAGCAAATAAACTTTCTACTGCTGGTGATACTACTATTGATATAGTAAAAGATAAATTATTGATTGGTAGTACTGCTGTTACTACTACAGCTGCAGAATTAAATCTTTTAGATAATGTAAGTGGCTTAGTACAAGCTGATTTTACTAAATTAGCTGCTATTGACTCAAGTGCTACTGAGATTAATCTTTTAGATGCAATAACTAGAGGTTCTATTATATATGGTAACGCTTCTGCAGCTTCTGCTAGATTAGCAAAAGGAGCAGAAGGTACAGTTTTAACGGCAGGTGCTAATGATATTTCTTGGGCAGCTCTTGAAGCTGGGGTAGGTTATCAAAATTCTTCTACATCTACTGTTCCTGGAGAAAGCAATACAGATCTAGGTAACTTAACTGATGCCTCAGAAGATGCTTTTGGTATAGCAAGTACTACTAAATATGATTTAATGGATCCTATTGGTTCTATAGTATCTTTAGATCTGGGCGCATTGTAATAAAATATATTGACGCTACATAATAAATATGGTAAAAAGGTTTTTATAACCTTGACAAAATAGGCACACTTGAATGTGCAAATAAATAAGGAGCGATAAATGGCTACAGCACTACAACTTAGGAGAGGTACAACCGCACAGAACAACTCATTTACGGGTGCTGCTGGCGAACTCTCATATGATACTGCAACCGAAGGGTTGATAGTACACGATGGATCTACTGCAGGTGGATTCGAAATTGTTCCATCAGGATCAATTATAGCTTTTGGTGGAGCAGCTGCTCCAGATGCAGGTTGGTTACTCTGCGACGGGTCTAATGTAAGTAGAACTACTTACGCACGTCTATTTGCAGCAATATCTACTGCTTATGGAACAGGTGATGGGGGAACTACATTTGGCCTTCCAGATCTTAGAGATAGAGTATTGCTGGGTAAAGGTTCTAACAATGGTACTGTTGGTACAGAGACCGGTTCTGCTGCTGCTTCGAGTGTTATTACTAACGCTACTGGAGTTACTGCTACAGGTACTACAGGTTCTACAACTAACTCATTAAGTCTTACTACCGGTACTTTTGCTACATCAGCAAAAGATTCTGCAACAGGTTCTGCAACAACTAATGTAACTAACACTGGTCATACGCATAGTATACCAGCATTAACTGTTCCTGCTTTGGCAACAACCTTGCCAAGTAGTGTTGTTAACTTTATAATTAAAATATAAATAGTTAACGGAGGGGAAAATGTTAACATATAAAGTTAAATATAGATTACCAGGTCAGTTATTTTATAAAACAATTAAGAATGTTACAGAAGATGATGTATTTGCAGAAGGAAGAATGAGATTCTTTACTACTATAAATGATGAACGAATAGAAGTGCCTACTACAGCTGAATTTCGTTACGGAAAAGATAGACTAACACTAATAAATTATAATATAAAGCATCAGAATAAATGAACTGGTTAAAAACTATAATAAAAAATATTAAAATGGAAATAGCATATAGAAAAAGATTAAAAAAAGCAAAACAAGAAGATCCTTTTATCTATAAGTAAAGAGTATAGCAATACTATGCGGAGTAATTATGCCAGATAACATAAGAGAGTTAGACCAAGTGCAAGCAGAATTAGATATTCTACATGAACGTTCTCAGACTAATAAGGCGAATATTTCTTCGCATGAAGCAGTGTGCGAAGTAAGGCATAAGATTATTATGGAAAATATGAACGCCATATCTAAAGAACTAAAAGTGATTCATGAAAAGTTAAATGATGTAAGTGAACTTGCTATTAAAGGTAAAACTTCTTTACATACTTTATTGTGGTTTGGGGGTGTTGTGGCCGGTTTAATAACTGTTTTTTCTATACTATATAATATGTTACCTAAATGAATAACAAATTTTTTAAAATCAATGTAGACAAGTTATGTAGTAGACTTCCACAAAAAGTAATTTTTAATGAGTCTCAAAAAGCTATGTTAGCCGGACTAGAAGAAAATAGATTTTTTGTACATATAGCTGCGCGTCGTACAGGTAAGTCATACTCTGCTGCTATTATTGCATTTGCTAAATTATTAGAACCTGGTCAGCAAGTAATGGTAGTTGCTCCTAATTTCTCATTATCTTCTATTATTTGGGATTATGTTACTGATCTAATTAAAAATTTAGAAATAGAAGTTGATAAATTTAATCAAAAAGATAAAGTAGTTAAATTAATAAATGGGTCTATATTTAGACTATTATCAGCTAATAATAGAGATTCTTTAGTAGGTCGCGCTGCTAACCTACTAATTGTAGATGAGGCTGCAATTATACCTCATGATGAATATTTTACTCGTGATTTACGTCCTGCGTTATCTACTTTTAAAGATTCTAGATGTTTATGGATTTCTACTCCTAGAGGTAAAGGTAATTATTTATATGATTACTTTATGAGAGGTAAAGATGATGAATATGATGAGTGGGGTTCTTCTATACACACTTGGAGAGCTAATCCTTTACTATCTGAAAAAGATGTTATGGAAGCTAAAAGAACTTCTACAAGAGCACTATTTGCACAAGAGTATGAATGTGAGTGGACTACTACAGAAGCACAAATTTATGAATATTTAGATGATAAAAAACATGTTGATGATTATGCAGAAGATAGATACGCAGAAATTATTGCGGGACTCGATGTTGGGTATAGAGATGAGAATGTATTTGTTGTTATAGGTTATGATGGTACATCTTATTACATTCTTGACGAATATATATCTAAAGAATCTACTACTTCTGAATTAGCTGGTGCAATACAAGAACAAATAGATAGATGGAATATAGAAACTATTTACATTGATTCTGCAGCACAACAAGTAAAAGCTGACTTTGCTTATGACTATGATATATATTGTGAAAATGCTATTAAGTCTGTAAATGATGGTATAGCTTGTTTACAATCTTTAATAGAGAATGATAATTTATATTTTGATACTATGGGAGGGAAACACACTTATTCAGCAATGAGTTCTTATAGATGGAATCCTAATACTGAGAATCCTAAACCAATACACGATTGGACATCTCACCCAAGTGATTCTGTTAGATATGCTATATATACACACTCTAAAATGAGTGGTGTATCTATCTATGCCTAACATACGATTAATAATATTAAATTATAAAAGACAAGAAAATGTATTAAATATAGCAACTACATATAAGACTCTAATGCCTGTAACGGTAGTTAATAACAATCCTGATGATCCTTTTCCTTATCTAGGTAATGGTATAGATGTTATAAATAATGAAAAAAATTGGTTGTGCATGGAGAGATGGGTTAGATGTTTTGACTATGATGAATCTTATAAACTAATTGTAGATGATGATCTTATGCCTCACCCTTCATTAGTTAAAAAAATGTATAATAAACAACTACCAATAGTAGGTGTATACGGAAAATCAGGTGTAGAGTCTGCAAATTCATATCAACAATTAACAGATCATTGGAATGAAGATGCTAAAGTAGATTTCATAGTAGGCGCTATAACCTTAGTTAAACAGTCTGCACTAGATTTACTAAAAAAAGACATAGACAAAATAGGATACCCTAAAAGAGGCGATGATATAATCATATCCTATCTACTTAAAAAGTATTTAAATTTAAAATATCTTGACACGGTTGGTGGTAAAGTGTTAAACTTACCAGAAGATGATGTAGGATTAAATACAGATGCAGAACATTATAATATGAGGTGGCAGGTAGTTGAGCAGTTTAAAAAGATTTCCTATTAAATATATAAGAGACTATATTAAGAAAGATTATAAAACTAGAGAAGATTGCTATATCTGTGGTAGCAAAACTAAATTAGAGTTACATCATTTATACAGTGTAAGTGAGTTGTTCGGTAAATGGTGTGATAAGAATAGCATAAAAGAAGTAGATAGTGTTGAAAAAATTAAAGAATTGCGAGTCATTTTTGCAAAAGATTGTGAAGATGATTTGAGTCATAAAAATTTATTTACACTATGTTCTAAACATCATAAACAACTACACACATTATACGGGCAGACTTATTCTAATCATTTAGCGCCTAAAATTAAAAATTGGTTAGATATACAAAGGACGAAAAATGGCAGAAGATAAAATGGGTTTTAGAGAGTGGATAGCTGAAAAGTTAAATCCAGCACAGCCATCTGTTGCTGCTTTAGAACCTTATGCATCTCCAGAAACAATTGTTGATTTTGAACAAGCATACAGAGAAATTGAAGTTGTACATCGTTCTGTAGAGATGATAATTAATGCATGTGTTGAAATACCTTTTATAATTGAAGGTCAGTCCCCTGCTAAAAAAGTAAATAAACTACTTAATGTAAAACCTAATCCATTTGAAGATAGAGTAAGATTCTTTAGAAGAGCTTTTTTAGACTTTATGTTAGATGGTAATGCTTTTTTCTACTATGACGGTAATGATATATATCTACTTCCAGCAAATGACGTAGAAGTAGTTCCTGATCCTGTAACTTTTGTGAATCATTATAATTACTTAGTATCTAATCAACAAAGTGATGATTCTTTCTTTGCAGGAAGAAAACAAACTAGAAAAGCAGAAGCTATCCAATTTGCTCCTGAGGAAATTATACATATAATGGCTGAAAATGATCAGTCTATATTTAGAGGTACATCTAAACTTAAATCTATGCTTAAATTAATGGAACTTTATTACTATATGATTAAGTTTCAACGACAATTCTTTAAAAATAATGCTTTACCAGGATTCGTATTGTCTACAGACAATATACTTTCTCAAAG